CAATGGCTGGGGGGATATGGACTGAAGAGTACATGATAGACCAACTCACCCAGTATCTCTACAATGGTGGAGAGTTTGTAATCTAAGAAAAGGGGGCGTAACAGCCCCCTTTATTCTACCGTTTTTTCTTTGGCTTCTTACCAGCTTTTTTCATAGCAATAGCCGTAGCTGCTTGCTTCTTCATTTTGGCAGATTTCATGCCACCTTTTTTACCACCGTAATGTCCAGGCATTTACTTCTTCCTCTTCTTTGCTGCAATGATTTTCTTCTGTAATGCTGCTGGCAAAGTCTTTTGTTTTGCCGTTAGCATACCGTTGCCGTTCTTTTTCATACCCTTCTTTTTATGACCAGGCATTATGCTTTCCTCTTCTTCGCTTTGTTGCGCTTGGATATAGCTGCTGCCTTTTTTCTTGCATCAGCTTTACTGCTTGCACCCCATGCTCTCAGGGATAGAAGCAATCTGGTTGGCTTGCCGTTCTTACGTTCTGGCCCACGCATATTACCCATTCTGGCTAGGAAACTAGCCCGTCTAGGATTGTCACCACTTTTTACAGGCGGCTTGAGGTTCATGCCCTGTTTACGGGCAGATGCCCTTCCTTTGGCGTTTAAGCCCCCAGATTTAGCTTTACCTTCTTTACGCTGCCAAGCAGGGGTTTTAGGCATGATCGCTCTCCACGGCCCTCATACGGGCAACCAGACGCTTTGCACGGTTAGGCACTTGGTCAAACCATTTACTGTCTACCATCTCATCTGCTGCTACATTCCATAGCTCACTATCAACAGCAGACTTCATGCCCACAAACTTAGACAGTCTGGGGTAGCCCAAATTAAACATCATATTGGCTATAATAAGCTGTACCTCTTCCGGCATTTTATCAAACTTCGGGTACAGTCTTTTGCAATCTTCAATCGTGATTGCTATATCTCTGCGAAACAAAAACTGCACACGTTCTTCTGATACGGTTGTGCCTACGCTCAAAGCTGATTCGGGATCGTCTGCTGTAATCAGATGGCCTATGCCACAAGTAGGCAAGCCAAGATGGTCTAAGTATATCTCATACTTACAGCCCTCGTCTTCAGCAAGCTCTATTCTTAACTGATCTATGTTCATTTCTTTTTCTTCAATAAGGAAGCTAATGTCTTGGCTTGTTTTGCGTGTGACTTTGACGCCTTACGCAAACCAGAAACAACCTTCTTTACCTTTGCTTTTGTACGTCTGTTCATTACTTTACCTTTCGGTACTTTCTGGTTTTAGCTCGTATCTTTTTAGGCTGTCGTGAGACTTGCTTACCAGCCTTAGTTGCTTTTCTTTTAGCACGGGTTGTTGCTGCGTACTCTTGGGGCGATAAGGCTTTAATCGCCGCTGACGGTAGATAACGCTCTCCTGTGGCTTTTGGCCCTTGGGTGGACGGCTTTCCACTCTTGGTTCTCCACTTCTGCTTTGTCCATGCTTTCAAGCTACGCTGTGATTTCTTCATAGGCATTAGCGGTATCCTCCACCTTTAGCCTTGTATTGCTTGGCAAGCATCTGCGCTTTACGGGCTGACCATTGACCAGGTTTACCACCCTTACCACCAGCCTTGATTCGTTGGAATAACTGCTTACGCATAGTTGGCTTGGTATAGTTGCCAGCCTTGTTTACGGTAGACTTACGCTTCTTCATTTCTTAAAACCCTTGATACCTCGTATACCAAAGCTTGCTCCAATACTAGCATACATTGCCCACTGAAACCACTGTGGCGTGTTTTCTAATGCTGCAAACCCCTGTTCTACATAAGGCTGTGTAAACGGAATGAAGCACATAGCTATGATAATAATAAACAAAATTGTCCATGCTTCATCTTTCCAGCTATTGTCACTGGCCTGTGCCATAATCTTTTCCCAGCCAGCTTCATGCGTGGCTGCAACCTTCATCACTTCTGCTTCTGCCTCTGCCTTTGCTTTAGCAACAGCACCCTTGGCCTTTGTCTGCTCTACTTTGGATTCCATCCATGACCCAGCTAGTGAAGCAATAGGCCCTATCAATGCCTGTATCATTCCGTTATAAACTCCAGTATCTCACCGTTAAGAATCATGACCTTATGCTGTTTGCATAACCATTTCTGGTCAAAGTTTTTTGTTTGCCCCATGTTGCGCTTTATCTTGCGCCGCACTGACAAGCACTCAGACAAAGATTTGTATGGCGTGTACTCCATCTTCTCGCCATTCATCACCAATAATAAAACAAACGTAAGCTCAACCATTGCCGCTTCTAATAAGTTTTTCTACATCTATCTGTAATTTTGAAACTTGCTCTTTTAAAAAATCAATGTTTACTTTATTGTTTCTCATATTTTTTAATTCTTCTTCCATGCCCTCAATCAAACCAGCCATGTGTTCTACCAGCATGAATAACTCTGCCTCACCACTAGATTGGCCTAGCTCTCCTCTTGGGTATTTAATTCTAAATTCAGAGTTAGCCGCTAAATCTTTTTCCATTAACTCTAATTTTGTTGAGTGTTTGTTAAGAGTCTCAACAATCCCAAAGTAAGCCCACGTTGCCAAACTAGCTGCCGCAACCATGCTGATGATATTCCGTAGCGGTAATGCGACTTCTGTGTTTTCATTCAGCTTTGCTGGCATTTATTTCTCTGAGTTTAACCATACCGCCAGACTGCCTGTCATTGCACCTGTAACGACTGAGATCAACGCACTCTGCTGTGTAGACAAATCCGGCTGTGATAACGCCCACTCAATACAGCGTATGTACACACCTGTCATGCACAGCATCATAAACCGTGGCAATATCTTTAGCTCTAACATCTTTTTTGCTACGTCTTCTGCACTCATTTAAAGCCCCCTTTTAGCCAAACTACCCAAGCCACTAGGCCAGCCACCATAGAAGCTATGAGCAAACCTGCAAAACCTAGACCAAGCATATCCATAATTTTTTGCACTCGTCTAGCTTTTCTGCGCTTCTCTTCTAAGCGTTCTTGACGCAAGTTACGTTGAATACGCATCAAGTCAGTCCAAGCATTGAAACCATAATTAGCTATAAGAAAGTTCTTGAGATCCATCTCCATCTTTTCAGCCTTCTTTAAAGCTGCGTAGGTATCAAGAGCTTGTTCTTCTACATTTTTGAATCTAGATTTTTTCTTTTCTTGATGAGCTTGCTTTACATCAGCAATAGCACCCATCCACTTGCCTATGTCCTTAGACATGGCCTCTACTTGCTTACCAGCTTTGTAAGCTGAAACTATACCCCTGTATGCGGTAGTGGCTACGGCAATAGCCGATACAGGATCTATAGCCATGTTAGCCTCGCCAGACTACAGCCAACAACAAAAGTATTATTGCACCAGCAGAGCCAATCATAATGCTTTCCATGCGCTTAATACGCAGTATTGTTTCTGTCCAGCGTTCATCTGAAACAGCTATATGTTTTTCAAGCTCAACATGGATTGATTGCAAAGTTGGTTTGCCCATTAGTCTGCATCCTGAATGGTGTTACCTTCATCTACCCACTCAAGAATGGCTGCGTAGTGACGGTTGTCCAAGACATTGTTAGGAACAAAAATTGTACTGTTGTCAGAAAAAACAACTTTTATTGTTATTTTTTCGCCACAAGTATATTGTGCAGATATAATACCCATTTTAAACCCTTATAATTCTGCGTCTGCAACTAAACCTGCTATACTACATATAATAGCGGTCCCATCATCATTAGAAGCTGCACCAGCAGTCAGCCTTGGGGTCAAAACATCTGGCGCAGCATCTACTGACAGAACTGTTCCAGTTTGATTTGAACCCGAATATTGATAGCTTATAGAAGTAACATCAGCCGCTGGAGTAGTTCTCATAGTGACAGGTAAATAATATGTTCCTCTATATAATCTTGTATTATCAAACTTTACAGCTATCGCATTTTTCGATGTTGTTGAATTAGAATAATAATATCGCTGACACCTAGCCAACTCATCCCCAAATGACCGATGCTCAAATGGTGTGGCCTGTTCGCCTACTTCAAGCTGTACGCCAGTTATTTGCCACGTTGCGTTTGTTGTTGTAGCAACTGCATTAGCTGTATGCCCAACAGCGTGTTTAGCAGCAGCAAATGTTTCCCAGCTAGAATTAGAACCTGACGTAAAATTACTACCAGCCATTAAAAACCAGTTTAACTGTAATCCAATACCGTTATCATCATTAATAGCATTGCTAGTATTTGCATCTACAGTAATTGTTTTTCGCTCCCAAGTATTAGCACTATTAATGGTATATGCCTGACCAAAAACTTCGTTGCTATCACTTTGATAAACATTAAATCCATAAGTAGCAGCAACAGTGCTTTTTACGTAGAATGATACAGTAAACTTTTTAGCAGCAGATGTTCCAAAGCCTAATGACTGCAAGTCTTGCGCTTCTGCTCTGTATATGACCCGCAACTCTTCATCAGCAGCAACTGCACTTTCAGCGGTAGTTGTTTGTAGCTTTAGAGAATTAGCAAATCCGCTTGGCCCATCTGCCTCTTGTGTTACAGTAAGACGTAACTCATCTTCATTTACAAAGTTAAGGTTAAACCTATCACAAGTAATATAACCAGAGGTGTGCTGTGCCGTTTCACTTACGCTTCTTTGAGCAATAGTCATGCCACCATTGATGATGAGATTTTTGTTTGCGTTAAAAACCGCATCAGCGATCTTAGCCGTGGCTATTGTTGTGCCAGTTCCTAATAAATCAGAGAGGTTTCTTGCGTTGCTCATGGCTGTCTCTCCTTAAATCTCATACGAAACATGTACAGAACCACCTGTAAAAGAATTTCCACTATCTTCAACAGTCAGGCCAGTTATAGGCGCAGATGTCACTACCAAATTACTGTTCATAGCTTGCCCACCGCCTTGGTTATAACCATAATGTTGCCAAAGAGCTGAACCAGAATATTTAAAATCAGCAATCCTAACTAGCTCTAAAACGCCAGAATGAAAAACTGATGCACCCCAATTCCCTATTACCGATAGAAAAAGACCACTTTGAGTACCGGCATTAGTATCGTGCGAGGAATCAGAATCCGCATTATCAAAGCCATAATGAAAGACATGATTGTAACTTGCACTAGTTATTGTTGAGCCATTTACTCTCACTCTGATTGACAAACTGGCACTAACTTTTACTTGATATAGTGTTAATCTTATTATCTTTGCATTTCTTGGTATGCCATCTATATCTTGAGAAGTTGCGCTGCTCATATCTCTTATTGGCAATTCGCCATACATAGTGCGATGAGTAGAACCTATTAATCTAGACATTAGGAAATTTCCTCGTAAGAAATAATGATCATCAAATCACTTGCAGCAGATGCGCCACCCCTAATTCGTGTGTCTTCTTCAAGATAAATAACGCTATTTTTGTCAGTCAAAACAAGTGTGCTGCCTGCTGGTACAGATATTGATGTGCCAATAGAAAAATTATCTGACGAACCATCATTATAATAAACAGTAGCATCTGCGGTATTCGTACCGTCAATGTTGCTTATAAGAATTGTGTTAACTTTGAACACCTTGCCTGACGATGCCGCATTGACAAGGATGTCTGTGGTAAGTGTTGCTGTCAAAGCCGCTGCGTGTGTCTTAGCAGTGATGGTGCTTACATTTACGATATTAGGTGCTGCCATGTTAGCCTCCGAATACAATAGCCATAGCTATCGCCTTTCCTGTTGTAGCGACATCTGCGCCGTTGATTTGAATGTTACCAAGAAAGTTGCCGCCAGATGATCTAGACACAGTGTCGGCAACCGTAAATGATTTAAAAGCATAGATAACAATCTCAGAGCCAACAGCCGCATTTGATTGCAAAACAACAGACGTTCCGTTTGTCGCAGTAAAGTCATCTGCATGAAGAACAACACCATCTTTAACAACTTGGATGTTTCCTTGAGTGTAGGAAAGTGTTGCGCTGTTATCATCAGGCCCAGAAAATGTAGCCGTAGGTGAGCCTGACACTGTATATTCAAATATATTCATTGAAGCAGAACCAGCCGCAGAAGCCGCTATCCAGTTAGCTCCGTCATACACCCGCATCTCGTTGTCAGTTGTATTATAATACAATGCGCCTGAAACCAACGCCCCATTGTCGTTGTCAGTGCTAGGGCCGTCTTTGCTAGTATCGAAAGCACCATAAACGCCATACCCTTGAAACGTCACCGCCGCACCAGATCCGGCGGCTGTTGCCACATGAGATATAGTTACAGTTGTGCCAGCCACACTAAGTACGTTTGCTTGATTGGGTATGCCTGTCGCAGAAACATTCTGCCCGATCTCAATGCCAGTAGCACTGTCTACAGTTATTGTTGAGCCGCCAAGAACCCAAGTTCCTGTGGTTGATGCACTACTAGCTGTATCTGTGTCAGCCATTGGGCCAAGATATTTATCGTCAAACCCATCAAGTGCAGCCGCCAAAGCCGCAGCAGAGTTTGATGCAGCAGTTGCTGAGGCTTGTGCAGAAACAACATCAGCATTTGTTAAAACTACATCAGCGTTTGTAGAAACTTTATCAGCGGCTGTTGATATCGCATCTGCGGCAGTGGCTGTAGCACTAGCAGCAGCCTTGATTGAATAGTGTTTGGCTGAATATTCTGAGCCATCAACTAAGTCATCTTCAGCAGAAGTAGCCCATTCTTTAGCTGCACCACCATTTGCCGAATCAGTAACCCCTGTGCCGCCAACAGCCCAAGCTTTAGAAGAATAATCAGATGTGCTTGGGACTGCCCCGTCTACTTTTACAGCATAATTTTCTGCTTTAGTTGCGCTTGTGGCTGCATTAGTAGCACTTGTAGCCGCAGACACAGCGTCAACAACTAAGGCAAAATGAGCGGTATCTGTAAGCGAGTCTCCAACAACGGAGTCAGCAACGCAAATATATATGTTGTTTAGTTGTGCAGCAGTGGTAGACTTTATAAGGTCACGCTGCTTATAAGCTTCAGTGGTGACTGTAGCATCAGTTCCTTGGAATGTCCCAATCTCTTGCGTTACCGCCAAGTTTCCGCTGCTATCAAACGCAAACACTTTGTTTGCTCTGTTTGTTGCGTCAATGGTAAACTCAGAACTGGTAAATGTATTGCCAACAGAAGCCTTAATTGAACGATCTACTTCTTCTTGAATTTGCTGCGTGATAAACGTCAACCTATCTAACGCTTCTTCGTGACTTTCGGCAGGGAACGGATCGTTAGGGGTGTAATCTGTAGACTGTGTAAGATCTAATTTACGCTGGATAACAACTTTTTCTGTATCGGCTGGGGCTTGACCAGATACAAACACAACATTTCCGCCGCCAGTGTTACCTGCGCCAGTTACGGTGTAATTAGTTGTAAGGGTTTTTAAAGTTTCAGTACCAGCAGCGGTTCTGATGTAAACGTCTAGGTCTGCATCAGCAAATATTTTAAAAGTATACGAAAAGGTAAGGTTTGATCCATCACCATCCCGAATCACTTTGTTTATGGTGGTTGATACTGTCATATCTGTCTCCAGCGTTGCCCTATCATATCAAAAATCCTTACTTTCTGAAAGCCTGTTAAAACTTTACTGCACTTTGGCTTGGTGGGAAGTAAAACTGTTGCTCCATGTCCTTACGCATCCTACGCTCCATGCGCTTTAAATAGCCTGGGTTTGTATGCTCCATCAACCCGTAGATAAACATATAATCTGTTGCTGCTTTGAGATAAAATAGATTAAGACCTGGTGTATTGCTTACAAGAAACTTAGCGGAATCTCTAGTAATAGCATCTGTATCCCCAGCTAATACGTTGCTGTAGATCTTTGCTATGTCATCTATTGTGCCAAAAGTAGGGCCAGCAAGGGTCTGTGTCAAAGATTGACCGTAACGATTGTACTGACCAAACAAGAAGTCACCGTAGATACCAGCACCGCCGCCCTGCACAAATGCTTTAGTAAGCAACTCAGGATTAAGCACATAGTCATCGCTAAAAACGTCCATAGGCTCTCTGCCTTTGAGAATGTCCTTCATGGTAACAGCCAAGTAACCCATCATTGTTGTGCCTACCATCATCTGTGCTATGCCCATAACGCCGCTTTGACCCATCTGCTTTTTGGCATAATACTGACTTGTTAGGCCTTTTGTGATGTAGGTGATCGGAAAGCCTTTTAGCTGCATGATTGCTCTTATTGCCTCACCCATAACTGTGCCACGCTCAGTGCCTTGATTCATTATTGCACGTTCTTTAGCACCTGGTGTTGGGATAGCGGTATCAGCAGAATCAGTTAGGTATGTTGCAAACTTGGTAGACAACTCATCTCTGTACTTGTCTAGCATAGCTTGTGTTGCTTTCTTCAGCGGTCTTTTGCGTGTGGCATTTGCTTTAGCTAATGCAGCTTGCTCAATGACATCATCGCCTATGCTGTCCAGCCCAGACGCAGTCATGTAGTCTCTGCCATCTACAGCTTTCATATCCATCTGACGCAGTATATTCCACTCACCTTCTGTGATGCCGTAGCGTCCTAGTGCGTTCTGCACTTCTTGCGCTAAATCCCCAAAGCCCTTGCCCCTGTTTCTAGCAAGGTCAGCAGACAGCATTTTAGCCAACCCAACCTTCTGAGCGTTATTCCACCACACCATGCCATTCAGCCGGAAGTATACCTGATGTGCCTTGGCTATCATACCTGGGCCACTATCATTAGCACCAAACCTAGCGTGTACATCACCAAGCATAGCTTCAACGCCTACATTTAGCAGATACGCCAGTTCCATTTGCTCATCTTTGCCGTAACGCTTGAAGATGTCTCCAAATGCTTGTGCGTATGATCCAAATACGCCACGCTCTGTATTGGCATTTATAAAGGTAGCTTTAGTGGCTATATCACCAAATGATGATATTGTTGCCATGCCCAGCTTTGCCATGTTCTGTAGCATACGCCAACCAGCAGCTATGCCAGCAAAGTCAGCACCAAATATAACAGGTTTACCAGCACCTCTAGCTCTTGTGCTTCCATCTAATTCCTTAAACTGATTGCGTATCTTACGCTCGTTAATCGTGTCTACCTTTAGTGGCGTATCTTTCGCCCCTGTCTGTATATCGCTCAACACTCTGTTAAACATAGCCTCTGGATTAGTTCCCAGCGTTTCCATCATGCCAATAGCCTGTGCATCATGTGTGATGCCGTTTAGCACTGCTTCCGACAAGCTCATACGATTGTATTTCTTAAAATATTCATAAGCAGATTTACTGTTTGCAAAGTGCAAAACACGGCTCTGGCTCATCTTTTTAGCTAAATTACTTGGCCCAGTAAAAGCGTTTTCCATTTTAGGCGCACTGCCGTCATCGCCTTTTATTGTGCCAACTTTTTGATGATTGCCAGATACAAGGTTATCCCAAATGTCTTCTAAGAACATTTCCCTGCTGTACGCTACCTTTTTGCCGCCTACTTCTTTAAAAGCTGGCTTGTTGTCAAAGGTTTTAGAGCTTAGACGATTAGGCTCAAGCATATATTGAACCCACTTATTTCTAGCTGCTTTTATTTCGTCTGGTGTTTTTGCACCATCACGCAGCAAAATAGGGTCATGCGCCTGTCTGACAGCGTAGTTCTCTGTTTCTGCAATCACAGCACCATGTCTGTTTTTTCTGTCTAGTAACTGTTTCTGCACCTTTTTAATGATGTCGGCTATTTGCCTAGCCTCTGATCCACCAGCCTGTCTTTCGTCAAAGTTTTTTGGATCCCACATGGCTTCATAAATTTTTTCATCTAAATCGCCACTCTTAAACAAGCGTTCCAAGCCGTTGCGTCTTAGCGCAGCCGCCAAATCCCCAGCATATTTGACCATAATAGCCTGTTGCTTGGCATCTATACTGTCTAGTTTGCCTGTTTTTGCGCTTCCAACAAGGATGGCTGACAGTGCATCTGCCGGATTGTCGGGGTGTGCGTTGATGTACCGCATGACATTCGCATACGCCTGTGTATTAAGAATACGATTACGCTTTTCAATGACAGCATTAATTCGTGCTTGTTTGGCAATTTGCCGTGCTAACGTAAATATATCTACATACTCATCAGATGCAGCGTTTTCTACTTTTTTCGACAGTCGCTCATTTAAGATTTCAACGATTTCGTCAGCTTCTTCTTTGTCAAAGACAAGCCCTGCACGTTGGGCTGCATCCATGATTACTTCACTACAACTCATGTGCCTTTGCTCCCTACAACGCAAACACGTCCAGCTTCCACAATCTCTTCGTATTGTTCTGCTTTAGCTATCAGGGTATCTGCATCACGCAAACTTGCTTTTGCCTGTTCTGGCAGCAACGCTTGCACATCTTCGTCCTGTAAGGCGTCAAGCATTGTCTGGTTTTCTGCTTCCATAACATCTGGGTCAAGTTCACCAAGTTCTGTTGGCTGTGCCTCTAATTGATCTGCACCCTCACGAAACTCTCCAAGTGCGCCAAGGTTATCTGTCTGCATAGATTCAACATCTCTCGCATCGTCTATCTGCTGTGCAGTCTGTTGTCCTTGCTGTTGCACCGCCACATCATCAGCTTTTGCAAGTTTAGATTCTAACTGTGCTATACGCCTGTTATTTTCTTCTATTTTGCTCAGTTGAGCTAAAGTTAATCGTGGCTTATCAAGCCCCTCTTTCTTTTGTTTTGCCAAAACATCTTGCTGTATTTTGTTGTTTTCTTCACGCAACCTAGCAATTTCTGCCTGTGCAGTCGCAGTTTGAGTTGGTTCTGCCGGACGCTCAACTACTTCTCCAGCCCTGCGTCTTTGTTCAATTTCAATAGCCTTTTTATCAGCTAATTTTTTAGGGTCATTGGGAAAATACTCTTTAATTTGCTTATCAAGCACAGCAGACATTTGCGCTAGTTCTTCTGGCGTAGCTTCAGACAACTTTCTTTCGAAAAAGTCTGGCAAATCCCCAAACGTGGAATCACCTACATTTACTGTGTATTCTTCATCAAATGGTGACTTTGCCCTAGCATCGCTTTCATCAACAACTTTTTCTGTGCCATCTATCTCTCGAATAGTAATCTGACCTTCTACATCAGAATTGACAACATCCACTACCCTGCCATTGCCTTCTGAATCATAAACCACCATTGTTTCCGCTTCAGAGCGTACTGAGGCCGCATCTTCTGCATCCTCTATCAACCTACCAGCAGTAACCTCTTGGTCACTGGCAACCTGCCCTATGGCTGTTTGCTGGGCTGTGTCTCTTGTTTGTGGGGGTGTGCGATTGATTCGGTCAGTCAGTTTGCCAACACCCCAATGCAGACCACCGCCCAAAGCAGATCCCAATGCCACGTTCAAGAAGCTATCCATTAGCCCATAGTCACGGTCTTGTTCAGCAGCCGCTGCACCAATAACCAATGGCTCTACAACAGCCGCACCAATAGCACCGTCCATCATGCCAGTAGTAAAGCGGTTGCCTTTTCTGCCTAGCCTAGAGGCTATCGTAGCCCCCCGTGCAAGGCCAACTGTAGGGATGAATGCAGATGCTACGTTCAATGGATCAAGAACACTACCAGCCAGTGCCACACCAAACTGTGCCGCACCTAACCCAAAGCCACCTCTTGATCGTCTTAGCGTAACTTGAAAATCAAGACGTTCATCATGTCTTTCCGCAAGAAGATTGGCTAATCCTTCTTTAATGCCTTCTTCACCAACTTCGATACCTTCTCTGAAGAAATCACTTGAAGCCCACTCTTCTTTAGACAAGACACGGCCTCTTGTGCCTTCAAATAAATATTGATCACTAAGTCTGGCTAAAGCATTTGCTGGGTTATAATAAAGAGTTTCATCAAGAGTAGCCCCAAGAACATCTAATGTGCCAGCCTTGGCATAATCGTGATACTGCTGTGTAAGGTTAGTATCTTCTTCTTGTTCTGGAATGTAGACATCTACCATTAGAACAACTGCCCTGCGTTTACCTTCTGCAACATTGCAGCCCTTCTAGCACTTATCATCCCAACATACCCCTGCTCACCGACTGTACCCATTTTTGCATACTCAGTGCCAAGCGGCGCTAGTTTGTCCATAGGTATTGTGATGAAAGCATCCTGACCTGTTCTGCCTTGCCGTGTGACTACATTGCCAAGCTGGTCAACCAGATAAACACTCTTGTTATCAGTTGTTGTTCTCCAAGATCCATACTTCATCAAATCAGTAAAGTATTCGTCATTATATTTTTCTATTTCTTGAGAAGATGAACCTAGAGGTGCTGGCGGTGGGGCAACAATGCTTTTAAGATAATCGCCATTTTCTGTTAATGAGATATTTAATACATCTGTCATCTCTTGAGGATGCTGAAATGCGCCTTTTTCAAAGCGGATGGCTGAAGTGCTTTTATTTCCTAATTCTGTAAACTCAAAATGGTTGCCCATAACATCCTTATACGCTTGCTCTGCCGCATCCTCTGGATCAGTTATCTGACCTGAGAGTATGTAACCCTGCGCCGTGTTTGCAACAATATCACGCATAGCAAACACATGGCTGGCTCTGCCTTTTGTAACACCGCCACCCAACACATCATTAGTTATCCCACCTAAAATACTTGATGAATAGTCACCTATAAGCTCTGTAACAGCCGCAGAAACAACATCTCTTGTATCCTTTGGAAGCTCTCCCTTGTATTTTTTTATTTGTTCCGCTTCATTAAATATAGACACAGCCTTCATACTTACGTCTGTAGGATAAGCCATGATAAGATTATCTACTAAACCAATAGTGCCTGTCTTCATAAGATGACGCATCACACGGTCTTGATGTATGCCATATTTATTTAGAAAATCTTGCCCTGCTTGAGCCTTGTCTTGGTAAGTTGCTGCATTGTCGTATTCGTCTTTGAAAGCAACCATTTCTGCGTTGGTTGCTACACGAATGTCTAACTCAGGAACGCCCATGTTTTTTTGTATTGTTATAAGTTGAGATGCTGTTGGCCTTACCCCTCTTTCACGAATGTAATAACCAACAAAGTCAGCTTCTCTTTCTTTTTTAGCCGCCGCCATTTTTGCTTGCAGTCTCTCATACGTTTGCTTACCAACGTCTGTGTCTACATTTCTTGACGCTGCGTCCAACACAGCTTTTTGCTCTGCCTCGCTCGCAAACTGGATACTTGTAAATTGTTTCGATGCGTTTTGTTCTACGGCAACCGCTGTGTTTAATTTAAATGCAAGATCTTCTCTGCCAGCCATATTCATAACCGATGTTATTTGGGCTAAAGCAGCCTCATCATCATCTTCCATAACGCCTTTGTTTGCGCCAATAGATGCTATTAAATCTGCTTGAGACTGCAATGCACCAGCTAGCTCTTTTCTCGCTACATCAGTTTTTGCTCTGGAAAGAGCCGCTCTAGCAGCATTAATATCGTTAATATCATCCATGCCAGCAAAGCGGCCTGTTTTTGTGGCAAGCTGTTCTTCAAATTTTACGATGTCAGCCAAAGTAGTGTTTTCGTTATATAACTCTGCATCAAGCCCGACAAGCAAAGCGTTTTGCTCTTCGCCTTCCTTTCGCTGTAGCCTGCCTCTTAATCTACTAATTAAGGTTTCTGTTGAAGAGGATTTTAAATCTTTCAATGAAAATTTAACATTATTCCCGTCTGCGTCTTTAAAATCAATGACTTCCCCAGATCTTATTTGATCCACAACTTTATCAACTTCTTCTTTAGTAAAATCTTTGTCAGGAATCCTTATAAGTTGTTTAAAAACTGTTTCTACTAATTCATTTTGAATTACCGTTTCTCGTCTATCTAATGCTGTGTTTCTTGCAGAAAATACAGATGCAGGAAGGTCAGTTCTGCCCTCAAGATTCTTTCTCATTTGCTCTATCTGCGCTTGACTTCCAGCCGCCTCAACGCCTCTGGAAAAATTGCCAGCATCTACAGTTTTAAAAAACGAGCTTCTATCTTGATATTTTGTTGGGCTGATGCCTTGTGCTATAAAACTATCATATTGTCTGCCGATTTCTGCGGTCTTTACTCTAAATAAATCACTGTTGGGGTCTAAAGAAACCAATTCTGAGTATTGATTTTCTAAATAATTATCTGCTGATTCAGTTCTTATCTTCATGTTTTTGGCATGAGCGATTTGTGAACCTTGAGCAACTTTAGTTGCAAATGTTGAATTAAATGTGTTTGTTACTTCTGCAAACTGTCTGCGTGTTAATGAGCCACGCAAGTTTTCTAAGGCTGATTTTTCTAGCTGTTGTTTTTTTGTTTGAGCAGAAGCCTGATAACCTGTAACAGTCGTATCAAGATTTTCCCTAGTCCAGTTGCTCATTTCCTGATCAACTAATGAAGTAATATCTCTTTTTGCCTTGTCAGTTTCTGCTTGCTTTTCAGCCATGCCAAACTGAAATGCTACTTGCCCAGCCTTTTGGAAGAAAGCCGCCTGTGCCTGACCTGGTGCAGTAAATGCGCCTACGTTTGCTCTAGGCGATAGCTGACCTGCGGCAGTCCTAACTGTACCGCCTTGTCCTTGATTATATAGAGGTATTTTGGGCATTTAATTACCTATGCTAACAAAGTTGCCGATTGTTGTGCGCCAGACAGTAATGAGCCGTAAGCCTGATACCTAAGCGCAGATGCTCTTGCACCACCCTCTGCCCTAGCTAAAGCAGCCTCAGACTGTTTCTGTACTTGCTCTATATTGCTGGCATACTGAATCATCGCCGCATCCATTTCTGTGCTAAAGTATGTATCAGCAAGAACCTGTAACGGACTGCCGGACATTTGCACACCAGACGCAGCAACCATGTTTCTTTGTGTGCCTACCAGCCTGTCAGATTGCTTTCTCAGTGCCTCTTCTTCATCACGCTTAGCTCTGGCAAGTAACACACTCTCATTTTCAGCAAGCTGTGCATTGTATTCAGCAGTAGCCTGTGCGCTTTTTGCTGCTGACATATTACCTTTGTAACTCATCATGCCGCCTACTGCGGCTGCTCCGGCTGCTATAGCTACTGGGTTTACCATTACACTACCCTTGCATAACGAATATAATCTGAACCATCTGGCCCGTATTTACGCATAATACCCTCTTTTTCAAATCCTAGCCACTGTGCATATTTATTTGCACGTTTATCCATCGCAGATACGCTGGCTTGAATACGAAACATCTGATGCTCTTCTTGTATATGCTGAAAGATGTAGCTCGTATATTTAGCCACAGTCTTTGGTATATCATAACCCTCTTTTCCTACTAGCAACCACGCCTCTCCCACGCCTTCCCACATTCGATGCACACCACCCGTAGCCAACACTGTGTTGCCTTCCAGCCCTGTGTAACCAATAACATCATCATAAGTAGCGAGTGACTGCTTCCCATCTTCCGTCATTTCAAACAAAAGATTGATTTTTGCTAGATGTTCTTTTTTGAACGGCACAATATTAGGCATCAAACGTATTAGACCTTCTCATTATAGCCAATATAGTCATAGGTAGTGGTTGGTTCTGTTGCACCACTAATCTTGCATCATTGTCATACCCTGACGGGAAAAAAACTTCTTTATCACCTGTAAACAAAGGAATGGCAGTATCCATGTCCATGCTACTGTCTCTAAAAGGTATGCGATCAAGCTCTGTTGTACTTGGGCCTACTTCTGCACCTACCGTGTCTAAAAACCTAACAGTCACACCATGAATACGCTTTACCTTACCCTGTGAAACACCATCATCACCACCAGCTTCAAGACGCAATGTCTCTATGAGAGATGTATAATTATATCCAATATGAACTTTGGATGCGCTTCTATCCAAAGTAATTTTGCCTCCCGACACAGTTTTGTCTGCATGAGTTGAGCCATCTGCTAAGATCTGCACTGTTTCGCCTTCGAGATGATTTAGGCTGCTAATAGTTGTTGTGGCAGAACCGTCATATGTCAGCCCACTATCTACAAAAAATGCGTTTTTGCCGTCTGTGCCAAAGTTAATAGTCTTCATGAAACAGATATGACGCACAGTAGCCCCGTTGATAGTGCGTTTTACAGATAGGTATAAAGTGTCCTCAGTGCCTTCAGAAATCGTTGTAATGCTCTCTACGGTAGCTGACCCCCCTAATGGATGAGTATGCCATCCCACGGCGTTATTTGCCCGATCATAGGTCAGTCCAATGAGCCTTCCATCTGTATGCACAAACCATAAAATAAGTTCTGGTTCTTGCTGCCATACCATATCCGTAACCCCAGAACGGGTAATGTGGTCTGCTAATATAGATAACTCGATTCCTAACAAACCATCTGTGTCCAAATCAAAAGTAATTTCCTTAACTTTTTCCTGTCCTTTTTGGATTAAAATAGTTGAGTTGCCAGCCCGTAATGGACGTATATCTGATGTGCCAAAGGTAGTCTCACGCAACACATTAACATTGGTTGGCGTAACAGGCTGCGTTCCCTGCCCACCAGACAGCGTAAACTCTGCGCTAGTTGTTAGTATTTGTAAAAAACGTGCTGGTAATAGGTGCTTGATAACGTTGACCTGATCTGATGCAATTGTAAAGTTCACTGCGTCATCATCATTAGTACCTGGTGTATGGTTTTCGAAGTCTGCGCTTACTGAACCAAAGATAGTCTGTGGTTGGCCTACAGTGCCAGCAAAGTATAGACGTTGCTCATAGAACGCTACGGCCCTTGGAAACTTCTGATCACCGCCAAACGCTCCTAATGCCCAACGTGTATTTGCATTACTAGACCCAACAACACTATCAGGCAATCTTGAGTTACCATATTGGTCTTCGTGAACTTTTGCGGTAACAACAGTGGCACTTGTAAAACCAGTGATTTCTACATGACCATGCGTATCATGCAGATATTCCCAGTTAATTGAACCATATGTTTCAGTTCCTTCTAAATGTACAGGCGGCGTGTTGCCGGAAGTTTGTGTGCTGCCTGTTGCTTGCTTGTAAACATGACCATCAAATCTAACTGTTGCATTATTTGCGTAGCTAGTGCTTGCAGCCCATTCATCGTGTTCAATCTCTAATATTTCACGAAATCTTATATATCTACCCACATCGTCACTGCTAAACAAATCGGCAGATGCTGTGATGGTTAGCCCAGTTCCTGTCGCCCCAGATGAATACAAGGTTGTAGTTGTGTCGTTTTCATCAAGCCAAGGGCCGTCAATAAAATCGATGTCTGTCAAGGTAAACGATGAGGCGGTTGTGCGAGTAAGTTTGGCTGGCTCATGGTCTTTGTGTGCAAGAAACAACACATCAGCAGACTGAGCATAATTAATCTCAAAACACTGTGCTGTTGTATATGTTGTCGTAACTTCTACAATCTTGCCAGATTTGCCGCCAGATGTGTATGTGTCAAAACCTGTCCCATTTATGCCAGACAACTCAAACTTAGAAGATGTTGCTGCGCTAGAGGATGTTGATGTTGCTGATGATGTGCCGCCTGTTAAGGTTTCTCCGCTAACAAAAGTACCCGATATTGTTTTGAGAACCATTTTAGAGCTTGTATTAGATATATACACACCAGTAGCAGAAGATGTACCACCAGTAACTGTTTCTCCAACAGTGTACGTTCCGCTTACACTACCAATGCTAATCTCAAATCTTGGTATAACCGTAAACTCTTTGTTATTAATTTGGGTCATGCCAACTACGTTGGTAATAAAAACCCTATCATTGTCAGAATAGCCGTGACTAGCAGCAGTAACCACAACGGGATTGGCTTTTGTCGCCCCAGTAATATCCTTTTGGGTTTCGGTGAGTATGCCCCCGTCTTTGTAGAAGCGGATATAATTATTGCCAAACTCAAGGACATAAGCTTGCTCGTCACTATACTCAAAGTTAATTAGCCTAACCTTGCCGCCATCCTTTGATGAATTAACGTAATAAGAGCCAGGTCTTCTAGTAACTCCACCTTGAGGAAACACAAGCATATTCTGCACAGTTTGTGCCGCTTCGTTGTATTTCTCTAGGTCAATTCGGCCTTCCAACCTTGGCGACATTTCACCAGCCCGAAAGTTGGTAACAATAGTCGATACTCTCGCCATAGCTTAGAACCTTATATTGATGTATTCGTCTGCCTGTGGCTGTTCTGGATAACCTTCCATAGCATCCACACCTTTGGCTTCACGCATCCTGTCTGTATAAGCCGCTTGCATAGTCTGAGCCACATTCATGCTGCCAGTAATTGCATATGCTGTGACAGCGGCTAATCTGTGTGCAATGGTAGACCGCAACAAACTGTCATATAATTCTGTATCTGTTAGCCGTGAAATGTAAATGATTCTACAGCTATCTTCGTTAGACAAGACCTTACGGCCTTCAATCTTGTACATAGTATTGCTGTCATACGCAGCAACCTCATTGTCTACTGATGTATTCCAAAATGACAAAACCCTTAAACAGTAAGGGTCAGTAGGCAGGGTAAACTGGCTGGTAAATCCAAATGCCGGAGCATCGCTGTCTTTAGCTAGTTGCGTTCTTGTAATAGCCACGTTCCAAGGATGTGACCGCAATACATCATCTCTTATCTCCCCAAAGTTTCGATTACATAACCGTGCTTCTTTTGAGTTCTCAGTTAGAGATGTAATAGTTGATGCACCCAGCAGATCCATCGCTTCATTACAAATATCGACAACAGATGACATGACTTGCTCCGATGGGAAGGGGGCATTTCTGCCCCCCTCTTTTTTAGTTTACAACGTAATGAATCAGGAATGAAACATCACCAGCAGTGCCGCCAGTTGCGTTGAATGTTATTGCAACGTAGTAATAACCTTCATCCGCATTGGAGTCGCCAGCAAGTTCGTAAACCTGTTGACCAGCAGTGTTGATGTCAGCCGCTTCAAAACGAACGTCTGCCATAGCTGCGCCATCCGCCACGGTAGTTGCAAAAACATCTTCGTCTTTAACAACGCCAGCAGTTGTGTACAGCCCAACATTGAAAGTACATGAGCCGCCCAGAGCATCAGAGCCAACAAAAAGTTGGGTAATTGATGCGTTTGCCGGAACTGGCGCAAGCATTACAATGTCGTCATCGGTTGAGTCACCAGCAACCAATGCAACAGTGCCAGATGCAACACGAACAACACCATGCAATTCGTGTGCTTCATTTTGAACTTGAGGGGTTGCCTCAAAGTTCGTTACGAGAGTGGAGTTTTTAGTAGTCATCATTCAGTCTCCTTATGATTCGTCACAGTCGATCTGAACAACCTTGTCTTCTTCCATGCGAGTGCTTCCGATGCTCATGCAGTAGTAGACTTGAGTTGCGTAACCTTTGTCGGCACGTTCATCAATTCTTGCACTCACATCTTTACCAATCGCCAAAGCCATGCCGTCTTCTGCCCAAGCAAAGCATGAACGGATGTTGCCAGATTTCGCCAAACGGTTTGTCATGATGAAGTTAAAGCCCATGAAGGACTGAACGTCACCTTGTACCAAGGCTTTTACAGTATTGAAGTCGCTGCTGGTGACATTTGTGTCTGACAGCAAGTTATCAATCTGGTCTGGGCCTACAGCAATGTAACGTGGGATTGAAGGGTCTACATCTGAAAGATCTAGAATCTTCTTTGCCTCACGCAACTTGGCTACAGTCAGGTCAGTGCCACCATTTGCAATCTGCTGACCAGCAGGTAGTGCAGTTGATGTTGAGCCTGTCTCACCAGTAAATGCTGTGCCTGTTGCAGCCGCAATGATCTCATCATCAATCGCACGGCCCATAGCAGCCGCAGCAGCTTGAGCGTAAGATGATGTTGGATCGATGAGCATACGAACCTTATCCTGATCATCAATCAGATCTGCGTATTCGTAGTCCACAAGCGAAACTCTACGTCTTGCGTGTGGTGTGTCCATCTGCGGTGTATCGCCGTGGCGAGTTGTGCGCTTTTGCGCTGTTGCTGACCCTACTTGGTCAAAGAAAGCATTTTTGCCCGTCATGGATTCTACACGCACCGCATCACGCAGACGAGAACCCATCTGCTGTGATAGCATCTGCACGTTTGCAGAATACTGCTGGACAAATGCTGTGGTTACTTGAGTTGACATTTCTGTCTCCTTTACTCAATTAGCATTGTCGTTGATTTGCGGTACGCTACCCTTAACGGACGTTCCTAGATTTTTGAGCCTTCGTGCGGCTGTGGTCTTTCCCACTGTCATCAGGACGGCTTGCGCCGCTACCCTGTGTAACTACTTTATAATACCTTTCTACCAGATTTTCTGGGTCTTGCATATCCCGTTGCGTTCCAAACTCAACAGCGATACGCAAACACTCTAAACGCACTTCAACGTCTGAAAGATCTGTATCAGCCATGAACCATATCCATCAGCTTTTGCATACGCTCAACTGCTTGCTGCCTACCAAGAACATTCTTACGATCCCAGTAAGCGTGAGACTTGTCGTTCATGATTGCATCAATCTCAGCTTGAGCTTGCTGTGTAGTCATCCCAAGTGATGAAGCGTTTTCTGAAATAGTGTCTTCACTTGTGACTGATGCACGGAAGTCAGCAATGTTAGCAAATGCCTTGATAACATCAGGGTGATTGCCTAGCTTTGTGCCGTCAGCCAACTGCATTTCCATAATATTCCCAGCTTCAAACTGATCTACAACCCTTTGTGCAGCCTGTACTTTAGCATCATACTTGTCACCCCACTCCACCTGCAAAGCAGTAGATGTTTCTTCTATGGCTCTTGCGTTTGCTTCATTCATAGAGTTGAAATCATTTTGCACAGTTGCTCTATAGTATTCCAACACGCCTTGCGCTTGGTCAGGTGTTAGTCGTAGCTTGTGAGCAATATCTGCATATTCAGCGGCACGTTCTTCTGTAAGCACGTTTCCGTCTGCTGCAATCTGATATTCACTAGGTGTTTCTGGTCTGCCTAATTTGTCATAAATCCTATCCAAATCCTCATCTGTAGGGTTTACAGGCATTGGTATTTTATCTGCACCAATCAAACGCTGTGCATTTACATAAGACCTAGCAAGGTTCTCCACATCCTTAATAGGCGATAAACTTGGGTGTTGTCTTAGATCCTCTGGTATTGAATTTAAGAAGTCGTTACCAGATCCGCCTGATGCAACTTCAGCAGGTGTTTCTATAGTAGAAACTGGTGCTTCTGTAGCTTCAGACTGGACTACCTGTTCTGCTTCTGACATTTGTTTCCTCTTCCATCATGTTAAATATGTGCAATAGCACGGCTCGTTTGCCCTCTTCAAAGGCTGTAGCATTAGCATCGCCAGCTACATAGCTAGAAGTACGCCAGTTACAACGTGCCTCCAGATCCTGTAAAACTTTCGCCCCTGCATCTGATGTAAACACATCGTTATACATCAACTTCAACTTAGCTATCTCTTGCATTACTTTTGTACCATTCTAACGGCCTGTGCTGCTTGCGCTGCCGTGTAAACGTCTTCTTGGTCTTGCTGACGCTCCATCATCTCTTGTTGTTGCATAGCTCTTTGTTCACGCTGCTGCTGTATCTGTGCATCAGAATTAAGCACAGACTTAGGCACACCCAACGCATCTGTAACGTGCCGCACCAGACCATCTGGGTCTACATGATCACCAACAGGCAACTGCTGTGACAACGGCAGCAATATTTCAAGAGCCTTCATCGTATTGTTAAGACTGCTTGACTTTTGCGCACGGGCCAACGGTGAAACATATTCAATATCCACATCACGCCCCTGTAGAACCTCTGGTGCTTGCTGTAGCATTTCTGACCGCAACATCAGTGCAAATGTACGATCAATCAACGGACGTAGCATCTCATTCATCAACCTGCCTAACACAGGACCAATGACACGCATACGCTCTTCCTGACGCTGTATAACCTCTGTAGCTGTCATGTTTGGCGCACCGCCGGACAGCAACTGGTCAACATAAAACGCAGAACGAATGGCAACACGCCTTTGCTCTTCCATCTGCAAGCCAATAGGAATGTTTGCCCCAACATTCAAAGGTGTAATTGTATCTCTACTGCCAGCCCTAAAGAAGTTTAGACCACCTGGATTAGTACGGATCGGGAGGATGAATCCGTCATCCGGCACAAGCAAAGGAGGATCAATTTGCTTTTGCGCCGCTTGTATGATGGTCTTTGACATCAGATTAAGCATCTTAACGTCAGGCAACGCCACCATAGCAGGTGATCTCCCCATTGTTTCACCAGTTGCCTTCAAGAAGCGTGGAACAACGTACGGGAACTCTTGGAATCCTTTTACCGATATTGGCATCTTGGATTCCATACAAACATAAACAGAGGCAAATGGCATATTCGCACTGTCCATCTTTGCAGGATCACGGTCAAAGCGTGGCATTACAGCATGAAGTATAGTTACTTCATCATCTGGTTTTTTGTCGTAGACCTTACGGATGTAGTCAGTTACTTGCTCGTAACCAAAACGCAAGATTGCTTGTCTAGCTGGCAACTTGTATTTACGAAATACAGTGTCCACTAAACCATACTGGTTCTCAGATATATGAAACTCTGAGATATGGCGTGTGCTGAAACGTAGCTGCCCGTTGTCCATCTCAACAAACATACAGCCTGTGCCAAACACAACGAGATCCACATACATCTCATGGATCTCTGTTTCAAAATTTGACTGATTAAACGCACGGATCATTCTCATGCTAGTATCTTCTAGCCACTCTTGGACTTCAGCATCTCTGCCAATGTCCTGATCCTTCATTGCCAGATGAAACCAAGGTGTTGCCCCACTGGTCAACATCCCATGCAGTGACGCTGATAACAAGTCTACAGCTTGCAGTGCAGTGCCATCAAAGATTTGCTCCATACGCTTTTCGCCTTTTGTGCGCTTACGCACAATGTCAGCTTTTCGTGGCAGCATATAATCAGCAAGTTCTTGAAAATGAGTTTGCCAGTTTTCTCGCTGGCCCTCTAAGGCCTCAAACCTTTTGATGATGGCTTTGATGTCATCCATTGTATTATCCTAACAATGTTGTCTTTTGTGTGGTTGCACCTTGTTTGTTGCCCATAAGTCCAGCAACTTGTGTAGCACCAGCACCTTTGCGGCGTTTTCTTGCCTCACCATACGCCTCCTCAGCCATAGCAGCCGCCTTGCCCAAATCAGGCTCTGGGGGTGGGGGAGGTGGAGGTGGAGGTGTAACTACCTTTGGTTTCATGAAACCCATAACTATCTCCTATCTTTGCGTATTACGAACAAGTATGCCTTCACCAAAATCGCCAGCTTGCCCAAAGCGTTTACCTCTGGTGCGCCTTCTGGCTGCGCCTTTCGTCAAGATTTGCGCTGTGCCAACATCATCATCTACAACTTCTGGTGAGCTTTCCCCTGTATTGATTGGGCTTTGATCATCACCGCCAGTGTCCATCGGAAACATTTTATCCATATCTCTGGCTGGCCTACCTTCAAAACCAGCACGGATGTTTTCTTGTGCTTGCCTTCCGGCTCTACTCGTAACCCCCTGCCCAGAAGAGGAACGTATAATATTGCCGGAACTAGAACGAGCAAAAAGACCAACTTGGTCTTCATCTTCAGCCAAACGCATCATAGCTTCTTCTTGCTTGCGCTTTTCTGCCCTAGCTCTTTCCTGTTGTTGCCGTCTAGAAGGTACAGCACCCCTACCACGATTAGGAGAGCTACTTTCGCTGCCACCGCCACCACCGCCCATGATTTACTCCTTTACTGCATGATAACCAAGTTTGCGCTTTTCAGTTCTTAACCAAAAGCATTGTCTATACCCCATAGAATATATCAGATTTTTTAAACAACGAAAAGATAAGGTAATATCTCGCTTACCACCCAGACAAATAAAGTCAACAATCCAGATATCTTTTCCGTTTGCGTAGTAACCGTCTACAGGGAACGTACCAGTTCTTAAATACTCTTGCACATGATGTTCTTCTGGGTAAGCAAATGTGGCAAAAAAGAAAATGCTTTCATCATCATTAACGCCATGAACATATTGCCTCAAGTGGATTGGCGTATCTATGTGGTTTTCAATTGCTTGCTCATTCCACATACAGTGGTACGGGCTATCTTCAACCAGCCTCATAATTTTTGTGTAAGTTTCTTCTGTCATATCTGAAACGGATTGTATTCATTCATCGCCACAACTTGCGGAGGCTTGACCATAGTTTGTCTATTTTCCAACCCAATAGCCAAGTACCTAAACGCATCCGCAGCATGGCTTGTGAAGTCATGCCTTGGATGATCTCTGAATACTTTTTTCTTTTCATCAAATTCTTGACGGTATTGACGCAGCATTTCCAAACCTTCATGGGTCTTCTCCCTGTCAAAGTAACACTTGGGTATCATCAGACGAGCAGCATTGATACCGTCTATAATTTTCATCTTGGGTATCACTTTAAATCGTATGCCTAAACCAAAAGCAATCTCAAGGCGTGACTTGCCACTGCCCAACTCTCGCACTTCTATATCATGCGGTGCTAGATGATCGCCCCAGTGATAATCTTTACGCCGTAATACTTCAGCATAATGATCTAGCCCCACCCCACTATTCTCATAATAATCTATAACGTGGACTGCGCCGCCTCTGAATATCTGGGCAAACCAGATAGCCGTGCTGTCATTTATACCCAAGTCCCAAGCAGTATGCACAGGAAACGCAGGGTCATATGGCACTCTTGTAACCCTGTTACTGTCATCGGCATCAGATAGCAACTTGCCATAGTACGCTCCTATGATTGCTGCTGTGAACGAACACTCATACTCTTGCTCGTACTGTTCCGGTGTCATCATAGCACGGGCAGCATCCAGTTCCTCATCTGGCACTAGCTGGCTCTGTGAAGCCTTCACAACTTTGTGATACCACTGATCTGAGCCTTCAGCTTCTTCTGCCTTGGCTTGCTCTAACAAATCAAAAAAATGGTTGTGTCCGGCTGGTGTGCCTAAGAACACAGCCCCACCCTGCCTGTCTGACAACGCTGGTCTGACTACCTCACCCCATACTCTAGGGTTCTGCATGCCAAATTCATCAAACACACACAGATCAAGATAAATACCCCGTAGGCTATCAGGGTTCTCAGCAGACAACAGCATCAACCGCCCACCATTAGGAAAGTCTACACGCAGTTCTGTTTCATTAAATGATACACCTGGTATTACACCAGCATAGTATTTAACGTAATCCCAAGCTATTCTCTTAGCCTGTGCAAAGGTAGGGGCTACAAAGGCAACTCTGGGTCTGGGTAGTTCACAAGTCAGGCAATGCCTTATCAGATGGTTTACAGCCCATACAGTCTTCCCAAAGCGTCTGTGCATCACCAGAACATTCCAACGCTTCACCTTCTGGTGCATCTCAGCCTGTAATTCTCTAGGCTTGTAAGGGATCTTAACCTGCATCTGTCTCCCAGACTATCCGAACCGTACCGTCACCTATCTCAACGCCAGCCCTGTTCTTCTGCTCCCCATACCTGTCAGGCATCAGCTTACTTACCTTCCATCTAACATGGGTAGCATAGTCTCGCAGCACATTAGGGTCATAATCCTTCTCACCCTTTAACCGCTGCTTATATAACTCATCCAACTCTTCAACAGCTTTCTCAGCACTCTGCTGCTGGGCCGTCCTGATCCTACGCTCTAACTCCGCATCCTCACCCATACGGCTATAAATGTTAGACCTGCTAACCCTTAACTTCGCACATGACTTAGCAAGACTATGGCCTTCCATAATCATATCTACTAAATCATCAACTCTTGTCTTTGTTAACTTTGCCATGCCTAACCTTATGAGTTCTGAGTGTGTGTGTAAATGTAGTATTTAACATATAGAAAGTGCGCACCGTCACGCTGGGGTCACTGCCTTTTGTATATGCCCCGCCTGGCCAACAGATCAGCCGTGCAAGTTTGCCATGCATTGCCGTGTGAATGAGTGTGTGTTCAGTGTGTGCTGAGATATACAAACAACAACCAAATAAACCCAATCAAATAAATGATCTGGCTTGCTGTGCTGCTACAATAATATGAAGTGCTGAATCGTCTATATAATATATAGGCAATGTATCCAGTAAATTTATCCGTGAATAAATACCATATATTTTTATTGTTGACAATGCTGAACAATGTTCTATATAAAGGATAAGACTAGCAAACAACATAAGGATCAATACAATGGATAATAAAGACACAATTATTTTCATGACACTTGGCATGGTGATGATGTTAGCAGCATTGCTTGATATGTTAACGCAAGTCATGCCGCATCCATTCCTGACAATCTTGTTAGGTATTACTGGCCTTGTTACTTTCTGGATTCCCATGATTGTAACAAGCCTTGATGATTAATCAGCAAACAGAAGGATCAAACTAATGAAAAAGCAAACATCACAGCATATTCAAGAATATGCCTATTATGTGCAGCGGTTGGCAGAATATGAAACAAGTCTGCAATGTTGCATCGAACAAGGCATGGGTCTGACAACAGTTAACCGTCACATAAAGTGTGCGGAATGGGCAGCAAAATCTGCCAAGGCTGCAGCAGATATATTAGGACTGTCTGAAGAGTTTATATCATCGCTAGTAATGAACCGTTATTTATCTGCAACAGACCCAGACGGTTATTTAGACGATCAACTTGAATCAATATCAGCAACCATGAAAGGATCAAACTGATGGAAAAGCTTTACAAAGTTTGCACTAACAAAGGCAACAAACGGATCTGGATTGAAGGCCAGATCCTAATCAATACAGGGTTTAAAAATGGCGCGTGTTTTGCGCGGTTAATGTCTGAAGATAAGATTGTCCTGTCTTTTGAAATGCCGCAAGTTATGAACAAAAAAAATCCACAACACAAAATCGCTGGTACTCAGCAAAGGCCAATCATTGATCTGTGCGGTAAATATCTTACAGCCTTTTTTGGCAATGCTACACAATACAAGGCTGCATTTAATGGGCAAACAATCACAATTACAAAAGAATAAATCACTGGCTAGGCTGTATCATGCAGCCTTGCCTTTTAAACAGCCTTGCAAGGCTGTTTAAACGGCAATCATGCCACTAGCAGACAGAAAGGATCAATCATGTCTAAAATTATTTATCGTGGGCCATCACTCATAGACGGATCGCCAATTGTGGTCGTTGCCTTAACAGGTAAAAGCCGCAATTCAAAAACAGGCGCAATGATGCAAACATATATTTTATGTGATAACGGCTTGTCCCCCATGGAAAACAGCAAGAATGGATCAGACTATTCTATATGTGGCGATTGCATCCATAGGGGTGAATCACATAACGATCCAGATCGTGCTACTGCCAAAAATAGATCTTGTTATGTCACTTTGATGCATGGGCCTAACACTGTCTTTAAAAATGTACAGGCTGGATCATATGAAACAGCGCAAGGCCATGACCAGATCAAAGAATTGGGATCGGGCTGGTTTGTAAGGCTTGGCACTTATGGCGATCCTGCTGCCGTGCCAAGTTATATCTGGTCTAGCTTGTTAGCAGATGCAAAGGGTCACACTGCCTATAGTCATCAGAAAAGCTTAAAATCTGCTGAATTTAAACCAGCAATCATGATGCAATCTGCCGACACTGAACAAGAGGCTAGGCAAGCTTGGCAGTCTGGTCATAGGACATTTAGAACAATCACAAGCCTTGATCAGATTGTGAAAGGCAGTGAGATCTTGTGTCCAGCAAGTGAAGAGGCAGGTAAAAAAACAAACTGCCTTAAATGTGGCTTGTGCTCTGGATCAGAAACAAAAGCTAAGAATATAGCTATTGTCGTTCATGGCAACGGCTCAAAACACTTTGCAGCATAAAGGGATCAAACAATGCTTAAAAAGATAAACAACTTTCTCATTAAGTATGAGAATCTACTAGCTGGATTCGTATTCATGGCATCAATATGGGGCTTTACAGTTTTAATGATGATTTAAAGCCTCACAGCCTTTATTTCTGCCTTGTCTAGTGTCTACCTACTGGCAAGGCAGTGATAAACGCTAGGCAGCGTTTAAATCGCCAAGAATGGCATAACTAGCAAGAAAGGATCAAACAATGTTTGTAAATGTTGATGGAGTTTACCACATCCAAAAATGGATTGACGAAAATCAGGACAAAAATCCACAAGTTTTTGATTTATGGGCAAGTGGAATTGCTTCAGTGATAAATAAATCAGGCTGTATTGAGCAAGAATTACAAGATAATGGGAAATATTCCTATGAAATAGGCATGAAAGACGGACAAGGCCGATCAATGTTTATTGATCTTTATCCTGAACATTTCCAAGACTGAAAGAGAAAGGGCAGCTAGGCGTTGGATAACCTGGCTGCCCTTAGACTAGCAAACATGGGCGGATCAAGGCCCATGAGAAAGGCATAACATGAATAGCAAAATGACACCAGAACAATTTAAAACAGAGAGAGAGAGGCTGCAATCTACAGCGCAAGAAATGGCAGATCTGCTAGGCGTATCTCAACGGGCAATCTTCTACTATGAAAACGGGCAGAGAAAGATCCCATTGATTGCAGAGAAACTAATCAATGCACTGTACCTGGTAGGCGCATACAAGGCTGAGATAAGCAAGCTGAAAAAGAAACTGGCAGAGAAAGGATCAAAGTAATGATTTACGGAAAAACAAACTGCGAATTTGAAATACACTCACACTATGAAGTGTGGGGCTTTACAATAGCTGTCAAAGATCTACAGGGCAATCATATTGCAGAGTATGATTTAAGCCAAGTGACAGGCATGGCCCCAGATGATCACGGCACTTTAGATACCTGTTGGTACTCTAGTTGGGGCTTGCTTCCAAAGGGAAGCTTGCAATATGAATGGATTTTAACAGGGAGACTTACCTATAAAACAGATCCATTTGCACCACTGCAAATTGTCCTTAAATTTTTAGAAAAAAAACATGGGGATCAATAATATTAATCTGCCAATCGTCTACCTAGTAACGAAACAATGAAAGAGAAAAAACCAATGCTTACAGCAACACAACAAAACATAAAATCAGCCCTTGAATCAATCATTGCAGATGGCAGCTATGAGAATATCCAAAAGCAATATCTGCAACTGACAGAGAAAGAGCGAGAGTATCTTAAAAACCTGATGAAGATAGAACCTTATCTTCATAACTAAGCAATGCCGCACGGCATAACAGCAATGCTTTACACTCATGTAGAGCATTGCTTTTTTATTTATAAAAAAGGGAATAGAAAAGAAGTAATACTATACAGTAATACTCTACAGTTCTGCCGCATGGCAATGTATAGAGAAATCTGAATATCATATATTTTCGACTTCGCCTAGCCCCTTTTCAGATAATTTTTCACGGATGATATACCAAAGATCCGGCAGAGAAATAGTGCAAGTCATGCCCGTGTAGTCGTAATCGATGTTGATAACTGAAAGAGAAATGACTGCCCTTGGCTCTTGATAATCATACTTATACACAAGCACAGGCTCACAATCCCCAGCTTGTTCACAGGCTTGCACCCACCAATCAGCTTTATGTGTGTAGCCCTTAGCGTAAGCCTTACACTCGATGGCAAAGCCAGGGATTATAATATCTGACTGCCCTTTCTGCTGATATTGAGAGAGGTTACGCTTTGGTCTGAATCCTAAGTGCTGGTCTATCTCATTGCATAGCCATAGCTCGAATCTACTTCCTTTATCACGACTTTTCTTGCCCATTGTATGTGTCCTTTATAGCTGAAAGAAACATGGCTGCTTGCTGTGGAACTACGGTGTTTCCAAGAGCGTGTAGTCTTTTGGATACCCTAGCATTGCCTCTGCAAAGTTGGGATGGGTACAGGGCAGATCGTCTGGGGATGTCCTCAAACCTTCTGACATCTTTGAGCCACGAAAACCCTTGCTGCCCCTGTATCTGTATTTCTGGCAACCCTTGTATTCCGTTGCTGGGATCGTGGGCAACAATCCAAATGCGACTTCGCCTATGAATTGCTCCGATTGCTGTAGCTGGTATAACTTGCCATTGCGTGTCATACCCGATTGAGGCCAAGTCTCCGATAACTCTTCCCATTCCTCGACTAAGCAAAGCTGGCACGTTCTCCAATACGATCCATCGTGGACGTATTCTGCCAGCAATTCTGGCGACTTCTGACCATAAACCACTGCGCTTGCCATCAATTCCCTCTGCATCTCGCTTGCCAACACTAATGTCTTGGCAGGGGAATCCAGCGGTGATGACATCAATTCCATCATATCTGTTTGCATCGAAAGTCCTTACATCATCATGCACAGGCACATCAGGCCAATGCTTGTTTAATATCTTCTGACAAAACTCGTCTGATTCACAAAAGGCTACTGTCTCATAGCCACCAACTAAACCTTCAGCCGCATAGCTAAAGCCACCAATACCAGAAAACAGATCCAGTATCTTTAGAGCCATGACAATCTCGTATCTGTGTTGCCCTGCTCCCATATAAACCAGGCAAAGGCAATGAACCCTGATGATCCTTCTGGCTGCTCTTCATCGCCACGCCACATGGTCAGGCGTTCAGAGAAAACATGGACACGGGCTGGCGGTTGCCTGTTGTATATCTCAGCCCTGCGCTGCTTGCCTTCCAAGAAAGCTAGACGCAACAGCATTGCAAAATATGGCAGCTTCATATCCATGCACTTAATTACAAACTCATTAGCCAACTTGTAAGGTGGATTGGTAACAACGGCTGGCGCAAGAGGTTTTAACTCCATGAGAAAGTCCACGCCTGTTGTCCCGTAATTCCAATCGTTCAAGTCTGTTGATATGACATTGTGACCAGCAGTTTTTAATGGCTCACTGATAGACCCATCACCGCAAGCACACTCCCATATATCTGTTGGCAGTTTCTCAGCCCTTATGAGGGCTTCTACGGCCTCTCTGGGTGTGGGATAAAAGTCATCTTTTTGTCTAGTCAAAACACCATACCCATTGTAGCCATGATGACCATGTAATAGAGTAAACTTCCAGCCAGTAGGTACAGGGTTATCTTGATGCGAGTAGCGACAAAGGATCGGAAACTTACTCTCATTTGATTGCTCCTGCATTGTTTATTTGCTCCAATGTTTGTTGATCTTTAACAGGCTCTTTACCTGTGCCATCGCAATCCCAACAGGTATCAGGCACTACATCACCGCCTGTCGGATCAAAGTTGTTACGCACATAGACCCAGCCTTTGCCCTGGCATTTAAAACAATCAGTCTGTAAAGAAGTCATCTGGCCTTACCTTTCCATCTGTTGCCCTGTAGATTATCTGCATAACCCTCAAGCTTGGTTCTCTCTCACCGTTTATTATTCGGCTTATAGATGAAACAGACAAGCCTGTACGTTTTGCAAACTGTGTCTGCGTCATCCCCTGTTGTTTTATAAATTGATCTAACTTCATAAATTTATGTTAAATTAATTATTGACACATTGTCAATTTATAATTACTTCTATCATTATCTTACACGTTAAGGAACAAATGACATGAAATTAGCATACGATAGTGCAACGGGTGCAACCCGTCCAAAATATGAAAGGGTGCTTGATCTTTGGCTAAGAGATCAGGATATCCGTTTGCCTATGGCTGCACGGCCTTGGGCTGGTATCTGTGTAGAGTATGGGTCAAAGTGTGCAACTGGGCTTGCAGACTTCAACGAACTCTTAGGACAACAAGAGCCTATGCCTATGGCTGAAGCGGTGCGTAGTGCAATGGCAAAGTATGATGAATACAAGCCACGCACATGGGATGAAGGCAAAGACGCAGAGGAATATGAAGCGTTCCGTGAACACATCCCAGAGATGATTGCCCAAGCTGTTGCGGCAGTCAAAGATTGTTTTTCAAAAGCTAATGTTATGGAAGGTGAGTATCAGCGTTGGATGGATGTTGATGGGTTAGACCACCGCATCATGATTTATCAAGACTTCAGTGCTGGCGGTCAGCAAGCAGATCTTAAATGCTCACTGCCGCTACGCAACCCACCAAAGAAAGATGGTACAAGAAGCTGGCGTATACCAAAGCCAAAGACAGAACCATCATGGCAACAGGCAATGCAACAGGCAGTGTATTGGAAGGCCACAGGCCAAGAACCATCACTGCTGTTTGTTACAGCTTCTGGCTATCACATAGCTAATAAAGAGAATTGTAAGGCACTCACAGAAGAAAGTCTGGAGCTTGCTTACAATGACGCAGTCCGTTCATGGAAGACTACACAGAACCTGGTACGGGCTGCTAACGGCAACTGGCGCACTCTTGCTGGTCTGGTACAGCCAGACTTTGTTGAGATAGCACAGCGCCACGGGCCAGATATAGTGAAACTCGCAAGACAATTATGGAGAGATTAAATGTTTGAAATGTTGTGGGGAAAACTCAAGGGCGTGAAAGAAGGTAGGCAGATAGATTACCCTATGGATCGCCATCCATCTATGGCAGAGGCAAGACAGATAGCATACAGCATGGATGTAAATGACTATGTGATTTGTCCAGACAGGAAGCAAGCTCTACGCATCTACGGCTTCATTAAGAGGCACAGGAAGGGCAAAGAACAAGGTGATGTTATGACACGTTCAGTAATGCACAACGGCAAAGAGTGCATAAAGGTATGGAGAATTAGATGAATGATTTATTTGACACACCAGCTTTTAAGCTGGTCAGGCGTGATGACCCAGATACCAGCCACGATGCTGCTGAGTCATTGCCCGTCAGTGATATGGAAAAGATTGTCGCTGATACTATCGCAAAGTTTGGGGCGACAGGCGCAATCTCCGATCAGGTAGTAGATGCCCTGCCGCATCTGCGTTATAGCACAATCACTGCCAGATACAAGCAGTTGAAGGAAAAAGGCATCATCTGTGTAGATGACCGAAAGCTGAAGGCCGAATCAGGCAGACAGCAGCACATCATGTGGCACAAAAACTTTTATCAGGAGGCAGTTAATGACTGAGCAAGAGATGGAAATGTGGCAGCGCATTGATATAATTGGTGATCGCATAGAAAAATTAGAGAAGCAGATTGATGAACAAGTAAGAGCGTTCACGATAGCTATGAATCTTATTGCAGATGCAATGGAGAAAAAGAATGAGCAATAAATTTAGTGATGTCATGGACTTTGTTCATGAGTTAAACAAAACTCATGGCGTGAAGCAACGTGGCGGTAAAATGTACACACAAGTTGTGCATCGCATGGAAGCGTTTAGGCGTTTCTATGGTACTGAGTACGGTGTGGACACACAGATTCTTGTCGATGATGGGCAGCGTGTGGTTGTCAAAGCCTCGATTACAAACCTTGACGGCATAGTTGTTGGGGCTGGCATGGCTGAAGAGATAAGAGGCCAAGGTCATGTCAATCAAACATCAGCCTTGGAAAACTGTGAGACATCTGCTGTAGGCCGTGCGCTTGCATCTATTGGCCTGGCTGGTGGTGAGTACGCATCTGCTAATGAGATGGACGGTGTAGGACGTAAGCGTGAAGCACAGGCAGAAGCAGAGAATAAGCCTGTAGTTGACCCAGAGCGTCCTGTACCAGCAAAGCGTGATGACGATCCAGAGGTACGCAAGACGCAAGACTTTTTTGGTGAGGTAAACAAAAAGGTGGGTGAAGTCAATGACACGGCTAAATTCATCGCTTGGTGCAACACTGATTATGTCAAGAACGGGATTGCTCACATGAAGCAGCACAACCCTGACTTGGCAAAAATGGCTGTAGATAGAATACAGCTACGCATGAAACAGCTTAAAGGAGAAGCCTAATGGCAAAGCAGTATATTAAAATGTGCAACATCAAGATGTGGCAGAACGATGGTGATTCAAAGCGTGGGCTGTACAGCAACAGCAAGTGGACACCATATCGTGATGGCTCTCCAGCAGACGTTATGTTCCGTGCTGGATGCACATACTCCGTTGCCGCATTTGAAAATGATGATGGCACAATTAACATAGCCATATCTGAAGTCAGGGATTACCAGGCTAAAGATAATATAGCTGACGGCATATCGCAGGGCGGTCTAAAGCCAGTGGGAGATGCTATCAATCAGCGTTACCAGCCAGCAGTAAAGGAAACAGACGATGATGACATCCCGTTTTAATGCTGAAGGTAAGCTGCTTTACACAGCTAAAGAAGCTTGTGAGATCCTGTTTGGCACTGCAAGCAAAACGAAACTGAACCTGTTGTACAGGATGCTGAAGGCAGGGGATATAGAGGCAGAACGTGCAGGGAATACATGGCTTATTCCTCGCAGGGTTCTGGTGGAGCTACATGGAAAAGACAATCTGTGATGACTGCGAAAAAGAAGCCACAAAACAGGTCAAGCACGGTTACTTCTGCAAGGACTGTGCAGTGCGAGTATTGCGGCAAGACCCACAACGTGATGAGTGGGGAATGGGTGTACAACGGAAACCAGATTCCTCTATGTCACTCTGGGGTTTCTGATGACTGTTGTTTCACTAAGTACCGTAAAGACAGAGAAATGGAATCAGGCGAGGCATCACGCTGATGCTTACTATCGCTTCCTTACTGTCTCTGGCTGGGGTATGTATCGAATCGGTGAGGCTCATGGGATTGAGCCTTACTACCCCAAAGGAAAGGGTATGCTGCCAGATGGCACAATGGCTAGGGGTATCTGGACTGAAGAGTACATGATAGACCAGCTAACACAGTATCTTTACGATGGGGGAGAGTTTGTAATCTAATAAAGGGGGGCGTAATACCCCCCTTTATGCTACTTTTTTTTCTTTTTGGCCTTCATGATTCGCTGTTGCAAAGCCTTTGGTAATGTCTTTTGCTTTGCTGTCAAACCATTGCCCATTTTCTTAGCGGCTTTCTTTGGTGGTCTACCACGCTTAGAGCCATACGTTCCTTTGCCCATCGGCATCACTTCTTCCTCTTCTTTGCCTTGTTACGCTTGGAGATTGCTGCCGCCTTGCGCTTTGCGTCAGCTTTACTGCTTGCACCCCATGCTCTCAGGGATAGAAGCAATC